TGAACTAAAATCTCTGAAATCATATTCAAACGGACTGTCAGTATGTGTTGAGGGGTCGTAATTTTTTACTCTGGGTCTGATATCGATGTAATCTGCTAAAGCCTCACCTTTTAGTCTTGTCTGATCTGCATCATAGGTATCAGGTGAGTAACTATTAACTGTTGCAATATCACCTGAGGTGCCTGAATCTACCGTGTAATGATCAAAAATAATCGCGATTCTTTTCTTAGGTTCTTGATCGCTTTCATTTCTAATGATTCTTGCATAATCATAGTATTCAGATCTCTGACCATTATCGAAAGAAAAATTATTGACGATATTTTTGTCACCAGCGATCGTTTGTGATACCTCACCAGTGATACCAGAGGACTGACAAACCACTGACTCACCGACAACAAATCGAAGTTCGTTTTTAAATACGATATCAATATTAGTTGCAGTAGTTGTTACAACTCTACCTACTGCACCACTTTGTGTTCCAATCACTAATTCACCTTGAATACAATTAGTAAGATCCGCCGACCTATTAACAAGGGTAATGTTTGGTAAAGTCGGAGATGCCGTAGTTGACGATTCAAAAACGGCGTGAACACGAAGACCGTCTGGGACGTTCAAGGAAATTTCATTATCTTCTACTCTTGTCCCGTAAATGGAACTGAAAGTTAGACCATTATTGAAGTTCGTACCAGCTGCACCTGCATAACTGAACTTCGATCTGGTAATGACAAGTTTGCTACATCTAGAAATATTCTTGGATTGTGGTTTGAGATTTATTTTTTTCAGTGTTGCAACAAGAATTGCATTTGTATCCGTTGCTTTACCTAAACCTGCGAGAGTAACAGTTTTGAAAGTCGAATTGAATGTTACTTTTTGAGATGTCAAACTTTCAATCGTCCCATCAGAATATACTAAATTATACCTCTCTTCGTCAAAGGGTTGGAAAAATTGATTGGTATCTGAGACTGTTACTGTCCCCCTACTACTTGCAATGTTTAAAGTAAACTGTCTCCTAATTTGAAGTTCAGACGAACTTAAATCCACGTTTGAGATGTAAGAGTCTGGAAGTCGAGTCGCAAGAGTCGATCTATTACCATTCACTAGTGTCGGTCTAATCAAAGTGAAGTCACTGGTTCTTAATTCCGTTGTGGGTAAATTGCCATCGCAAACACCATTGACATCACTCAAGGCTGCAAGTGTAATCCTTGATCCGTCAGCAGACAACGCGCTTATTCTATTGAAAGTTGCCGTGGAAAAACCTGTAATATTATAAGATACAATATCACCAGTTTTAACACCAACAGAAAATCTTTGACCAGGGGCTGTAACAATACCAGCAGTGCCAATCGTAAAATTTGTACCTGATGGTGCAAGTAAAAATGCGTTATCTAGAGTAAGATCTCCATTAAAAGTGTTAATACCAACAGTTTGATGTATGGATTTAACATCATCGAAGGAATACTCTCTAACAGAAGTCACAACTTTCGTATCAGCAATGCCATTGATAATGATTGGTTCATCAACAATAAATTGACCGTTCGTTGATGTTAATGTCAAACTGAGTGAAGATGTTACACTATTTTTCAAATAACCAGTAGCACCGCTTCTGGCACCTTGAATGTATGCAGGAGTTGATTGTGTAAGACTTGAGTTAATGGTAAGATCAGTGAATGTTGCTACATCGTAGAGAAAAACCTCATACTTTGAGGTATCATTCGTATAAGCTGCAGCCTCAAGTTTGTAATCATAAACCTTCGCGTTACCGATCTCAATACCTGCGGCAGCAGATGCTGTTGCGCCGATTCTCTCACTTCTTAAACTCACTACGGCTGTGGTGCCGAAACCAACGACGGGGGATCCGTGAACATTGTTAATTTTAACAAAATTTACACCATCAAATGCAAAAGACGATGCAGTGTTAGTTTTAGTGTCTCTTGGTTTGTCAACATCAATAAAAGTTGTATTGAGTTTTTCAATGTCATATCCTTTTACATAGGCTTTGCCAGGTGACAAAGCATACAACATTAAGTTGTTATTAGGAGTTCCACCATCAGCAGTTTTACGGTTCTCTAGATATACACCACCATTACCTTGTCTGTTATCAAGAGACTCTTTGACTCTCAAATCAAAAGGTTTGATATAATAATCACCACTTTCATCATATGTGCGTCTTGCAAGTTCATCTCTAATTAAATTATATTCTGTTCTCTTAACAAATTTTTGAAGAACTCCATCTTCAAGTCTCATTAATTCAATGAAGTTTTCATCATTGAACTCTTCTAATCCCTTCTTGATAAGAGTTGTTTTGATTTGAAATCTATCTGCACCAGGCGCAGCAAAGTTAGAAAATCCAGCTGCATTATCATAGAGTGAAGAATCATCGGATGCTGTTACAATCTGTTCCCCGATGAATAAACCAACTCTCGCGTTTGATTTAGCATTATATTGATCAAGAATAACAGTCTGTGATTGAACCTTTACAAAGAATCCACGAATAAAGAAAACGCCTTCCTGTACCGCTGCAGCACAACCAATCGAAGTAGCGTTAGAAGGGATACAAACTGCAAACGGATTGTTTGAAGTAATCCTTGAGATACCAAACTCAATATCACTATTGGTAATCAGATTTTCACCATCTTGAAAAACATCTGTTGCAAAATCACTACCCGACTTTGAATATTTCACATATAGAGTATTATTACCTCTATCTGATTCTTTAGCCGTAACAAAATTTACTACAGTAGCCTCTACTCCAGAGGTGTCACCTCTAATTACTTTTCCAACAAGTTTACTGATATATTCTGAAACTGGGATGCCAAGAAACGTATCGTTGATTTCAACTGCATAATAAAGAGGGTCGTAAGCGACTTGGCCTGGGATGACCATTGACCCTTCTTTAAAGAAGTGTTGTCCAAATCTTTCGATTTGATTTTGGAGAATCGTTTGGAGTTGAGTTAACTCTCTAGCCTGAACTGGACTAGCGGGTTTGAATAGAACTCTATTAAAGTTCTTATCCTCATTGAAATCATCAAAATAAGGAGCAACGTTGAGATTCGTCTCTTGGGGCATTTTCTTAGAACTCTAATACGATTTTGATGTCTTCCTTCTGGGTGGCACTGCGCTGGATCGCTGCCCTGTTATCTATGTATAAGATCTCACCAGAATATTTTTTGACTTCTGGTTGAGCGATTCCTTCAACAAAACTCTGGCCAAGTTGAACACTAGCATTACCGACAGTAGTTGCAGTGCCAGGATTCGCGGAACTACCAAAGCTTGTTTCGATACCCAGAGCTGATCCGCTGCTTTGACCGCCGACCACATAACTACCACCCGCACCAATTTGTGATGCAAAATCAACTAACCTAAATCCATATGTAGTTGAACCCAGGCCAACAGGATTATAAAGTTTTAACACACCAGTTGAGTTATCCCAGTTGGCAACATAACCAACTGCTGTTGATCCCACTCCGATTGTTTGGAATACAGGTGTATCGACCGTGTAAACAGTATCTGAAATATTACCACCAGTAAGTGATTTTAACTTCAGTGCAGTCAGAGCACTAGCGCGGGATTGAGTTAATAGATCACCAGCAGGTGTTGTTGGATTTCTGACAACACCAACTCTTGCAAAATCGTTGCCTGTGATGAAGTCTGGATTTGTCGCGTCGTTCTCATAACGGGAGTAAAGTAATACTCTAAATGCGCCTAACTCTTTGTATACATCAAAACCGTGGCCTCCTGGTGGTGGAGACACAACTTCAAACTCTGCTACAGATGTTGTCCCCACTCCGACAGCGGACAGACCTGAAATAGGGCCTCCTGTTTCGGAACCAGGCGCACCAGGGAAGAATTTTATTGATCCTCTCGTATATCCATTACCACCGTTTGTAATAGAAACTGAGGATACTTTACCTTGTGAATCGACTGTAACACTTGCGCGTCCACCCGTACCATCACCTAGAATAGGTATATTGTTAAAAGTGGTTGAGATTGGTTGATATCCACCACCAGCGTTGACAATCAAAGCAGTTTCAATCTTTCCATCAACTGCGTTATTTTTTACATCGGCAGTATCTCCTGTCCCCCAATCACTTGGAACTGGAATGTAATCAATGGAATCAAATTTTACAATATCCGATGGCGTTATGGTGTAAAGATATTTCCAAATATATCCATCACCACTTGATCCTGCAGATCTTGGTTCAAGATCTGTAAAGGTTGGTTCATCCAGAGATTGTTTGCCAAGAGGGTTCTCAGGATTTTGACCATTATTAATACAGATATAAACTTTAAAAAGACTGTTTACAACATAATATCTTGCATCATACAAATTAGTTGAAGAGGTTTGAGGACTTAACTTCGATCTGCTGTAATCATTCTTAAACATTTCATACACTGTTCCCGATGTCCAAGAATATTTTCTTACCATCTTCTTCACATCACTCGATGTGAGTTTTTTCAATGCGATCATCGTATCGTAATCGTCATTGTATTCTAGGAAACCATCCTTTGCAGCTGGTGTGTTAGTGTTCCAGTCGGTGGTGCCGTAACCTAATCCTACATCAGCACTATTAGGTAAACCGATGAATGTGTAGTAGGATTGAGTCGTGCTACCCACCCCTGCAACAAAATTCGCAGCGTTTAATATTCTGAACTGGTCTGAGATTATCGCAGGCATTTTAAAAGACTTTTTGTTTATTTATGATGTCTCTGAGAAGTTACTATACGTTTGAGCCAACTGGGTGACACGAACCACCAATGGAGATGTTGACAAACCTGTATAGCCATTTTGATTATTAATCGTGAACGATTTGGGATTCACCGTATCTCTAGAGAAGTTGTAGAATCTACCCCAACTGTAATCAGCAATCTTAGTCAAGCTAGTGGTTCCAAGACCAGCTAGAGACTGCACGTTTGAGTGAACCGTTACAATACCAGAATTGGACGTAATAACTTGATCTGCTCTGTAAACATTATCGATAAACGTTGTGCCTACACCGATCACGCCTCCTCCAGGATAAACAGACGTAAGTCCGTTTC